CAGGCATACAAGGAGCTTTTGCCAGCGGGTGGCCCTGTTAGAACTCGTCTTATGGGTTTGCAGGACCAAGCTCGTGAGGATCAGGCCAATCGGGTAGAGCACTTTATGAACTACCAGATTACGGAGATCATGGAAGAGTATGATCCGGACATGGATCAGATGCTGTTTTATCTCCCGTTGTCTGGCTCTACGTTTAAGAAGGTTTACTTCGATCCCACGAAGCAACGTGCAGTTGCACAATTCATACCAGCACAAGACTTGGTTGTACCGTACTCTGCCTCTGACTTAGCTACAAGCAATCGGGTTACGCATGTATTGCGTATGGACATCAACGATGTGCGCAAGATGCAGGTTGGTGGTATGTACCGTGATGTTGATCTAAAGGAGGGCGGGGAGGTTGAGGCTGACTCTGTTCGTCAGAAGGTCAATGAGCTAGAGGGGCTGTCCAAGAATTACTCTGACGATGTTTTGACGGTGCTAGAGATGCATGCGGACATGGACATTGAGGGTTTTGAGGACATGAATCCTCAGACGGGAGAGCCATCGGGCATAAAGCTACCGTACATCATTACGATTGATGACAACTCGGGACAGATTCTGTCTATTCGGCGCAACTTTGACATGGGTGATCCCATGATGCGCAAGCGTCAATACTTCGTACATTATAAGTTTATGCCCGGATTAGGGTTCTATGGCTTTGGTTTAGTGCATATGATTGGCGGGTTAGGCCGTGCCTCGACAAGCTTGCTGCGTCAGTTAATTGATGCGGGTACGCTTTCGAATTTACCTGCGGGTTTCAAGGCCCGTGGCGTTCGCGTTCGTAACTCTGACGAGCCATTGCAACCCGGAGAATGGCGGGACATTGATGTTCCGGGGGGTGCGATTAGGGACTCGATTATTCCTCTGCCGTATAAGGAGCCATCGGCTACCTTAGCACAGATGCTTGGCGGTTTGGTTGCGGATGGAAGACGCTTTATATCTGTGGCGGACCAACAGGTATCCGACATGAACCAAGAGACGCCAGTTGGAACGACTGTTGCGTTATTGGAACGTGGATCGAAGGTTATGTCCGCGATTCACAAACGTTTGCACTACGCGCAGAAAACCGAGTTTCGGCTTTTGGCGCGTATCTTCGCTGAAAACTTACCTCCCGTTTACCCATATGAGGTAGCTGGCGCACCCCAGCAGGTTAAGGCGCAAGACTTCGACGGCAGGGTTGACGTCCTCCCCGTCAGTGACCCTAACATTTTTTCGATGGCGCAGCGAGTTACCTTGGCCCAACAGCAACTCCAGTTGGCTCAGTCAAACCCGCAAATGCATAACCTCCATGCAGCCTATCGAAGAATGTATCAGGCGTTGGAGGTGCAAAACATTAATGAGATACTTCCTCCCCCTCCTCAACCGCAGCCAAAGGACCCTGCGATGGAGAACGCGGACATGATTTCGGGACAGCCAGCCAAGGCATTTCCTCCTCAAGACCATGACGCTCACATACAGTCTCACTTGAGCCTGTTGAGTTTACCCATACTGCAGAAGACGCCCCCTGTTTTGGCTGGGTTATATACGCATGTGTTAGAGCATGTATCTATGAAGGCTCGTGAAGTGGTTATGGAACAGATACAGGCTCTTGTTGCGGAACCACAGCAGCAGATGCAGCAACTACAACAAATGGCTCAGGCAGGGGCTATATCGCCGCAGCAAGCCCAGCAGCAGATGCAACAACTACAGCCTCAACAGTTTTCGCCAGAACAGGTAGAGGCTCAGGTTGCTGTGGTAGAGGCTGAGTTAATGGCTGACATCATGCCTCGTTTAGCGGCAGGTCAAGACAGTGCGGGAGATGACCCCTTAGTTAAGATTCGAATGCAGGAGCTTCAGATCAAACAGATGGAGGCGGAGCACAAGGCTGCTATGGATCAGGCTAAAATAGAGATAGAGGGTGCCAAGCTTGAACAACGTGCCGTCACTGACGCTGCTCGACTTGATTTACAAGAAGAGATAGCCGATAATCGCAATGCGGTTAATCAGGAGCGTATTGAGGTGCAGCGTCAAGCATCAATGCGAAGAGGATAATGAGTCCAGAGTTTTTATGGAGCGGTGTTTTAACGGCTGTTATTGGTGGCTTAGGCTGGTTTGTTAGAAGCCAAGTTTCTGAGATGAGCCGTTTGCAGATACTTTTGAATCGCACTCGGGAAGAGATGGCGAAGGAGTATGTTACTAAGTCTGACAACACTACGGACATGAATCGGGTTATAACTCGTTTGGATGCGTTAGACGCTAAGATGGACCGCATGTTGGAGAGGTAAATGATTGATCCTGTAACGGCTTTTGCCGCAGCTAACGCCGCGTTTAAGGGCGTGAAGATGTTGGTTGGTGCTGGTCGTGAGATGCAGGACGTAAGCAAGCAGCTTGGTCAGTGGTATTGTGCTGTTGCGGATATTTCCAAGGCAGAAACCCAGCGTAAGAATCCAACGTGGTTGGATAAGCAGACGCACGGAACCGATAACATAGAGCAGCAAGCTATGGATATCGTGATCCGCAAGAAGACCCTTTTGGAAAAAGAAAAAGAGATTAAGTTCATGCTGGACTATAGGTTTGGCTTGGGGACTTATGACGAGATGTTGGGTATGCGCCGTAAGATACGCGCTGAACGAGAAGAAACGGTGTATCGCGCTATGGAAGCAAAGCGACAGATACAGAACAACATAGCTATTACTGCGTTAAGTCTTGGTATACTTGGGTTCTTAGGCGGCGGTATTTATTTAATTATGTTAGCAACACAATGATGGAGGTTTGGATTTTATATGTTGTTCTCTTTTTTGTAAATGGTGAGACGATTCTGTTGGAGAACGATAAAAAGTTTTCTACGAAGCAGGCCTGTTATCAAGAGGGTTTGACAAAATCTATTGAACTTTTAGAACGAACAGTAGCTATCGTGGGTATTCCGGCTAAGGGAGGTTTCTCTTGTCAGAAAGAGGGTACAAATGTTTAAAGTTCTGTTAGTGGCTTCTACGCTTGCGGGAGTAGCCAACCCCACTCATGTTCAATGTCACCTGTGGAAACGGTTTACGGACGTAAACGGTCAAAAAGTGTGTGTTTATAGGTTTACAGCGGGTTTTGGAGGATTAGGGTATCATTATCCTACAAATAGTTTTTCCGAGTGTCCGAGGGTTTTTAGTTGTCTTTACGAAAAAAAGGACAAGCGACCTAGCTTGTCGGAAATATTAGATGGCCTGAAAGGAGGTTTCTAATGACTATGGAGAAGTTTTTGGCGTGGAAGGTTATGCCTCGGCTTATGATGTTTGTAATGACCGTGATGTATATACGGGTTCTGGAGTGGGGGATGACTTTAGAGGATTTGTCCACACAGCAGTCCACGATGATATCAATTTGTTCTGGGTCCATGACGGGCGCGTTTGCGGTATGGTTAGGATCAGAGAAATGATGGCATTACTAGGAAGCTTACTTGGTTTTGGCAGTTCGTTCCTGCCGTCTGTTCTTGAATACTTCAAGGCAAACCAAGCGCAGAAGCATCGTATGGAAATGATGCAACTTGAGACGGAGCTTGCTCAAAGACGCTCTGAGATGAAGCTTGTTGAGTTAGACAAGAAGGCAGACATTGAAGAAACAAGGGGGCTGTATGCACATGATCGATCTATTGACGCTGGAGGCTTTGTCAACGCTCTCAGGGGTAGCGTTCGTCCTGTCATTACTTATGCCTTTTTCGGATTGTTCGTAGCCACGAAGGTTGTGATTATGGTTAAGGTTACGCAGGCTGGTGGTGATTGGATGCAGGCCGTTGATCTAATGTGGGATGGCGAAACCTCTGGCTTGTTCAGTGCGGTATTGGCATTTTGGTTTGGTAATAGAGCCATCTCTAAGTACGCAGCCAAATGACAGATAAGGTAGTTTCTTTTCCCAAGCTGTCTGAGGGAGACCAACAGTGGCTTGAGTTAAAAAAGCAACAGGAACTCATTCGGCAACAGGCTAAACTCATAGCAAACAAAGGATGAATCATGGGATACAAGTTAGGAAAGCGAAGCCTGTCAAGGCTAGAAGGTGTCAACGAAAATCTGGTAACCGTCGTGAAGTACGCCATCGGCGTTACGAAGCAGGACTTCAGTGTGATCTGCGGTCTGCGAACGATAGAGGAGCAGAAGGCGCTAGTTGCAAAGGGGGCTTCACAAACTATGAAGTCGAAGCATATTCACGGTAATGCTGTAGACTTGATGGCTTATTGTAATGGCGGAGGCCGTTGGGAGCTTAACCTATATGACGAGATTGCCGATGCTATGAAGGAGGCTGCAGAGGCAGTGGGGGTAAAACTTCGTTGGGGCGCGGCATGGACTATTGATGACCTTGGCGCTTACGAAGGCACAGCAGAACACGCTATGTGTTCGTACATTGATACACGAAGATCACAGGCGCGTAGGCCGTTCATAGATGCTCCGCATTTTGAATTAATGTTCTGATGTATGTCTTTGCTCTCTTGTTGTTCGTGGGTTATGGAGCATCAAGAGAGTTGGTTGTTGAAGACATGTATTTTTACCGTGTAGATCACTGTAATGCGATGGCTTCACTTCTGGTGAAAAGATACAGTTCTCACGGCATTGCGGCTAAAGATCGTGTTGTTGCGTATTGTGTGCCCATGAAAATTGACACTGACGAAACTAACGTGTATTGATAAG